GCTACGCATAGTCACGTGCCACTGGTCAGTCGATGGTGCGTGGTGCCTAGCCTGCCAGTCACTGTCTCATGTAGACAGACAGCAAGCCTCTGACCTGCACGTATGCGGTGGGCCAGGGGGCGGGGGCAACCACGCAAAACGGACACCCGGAGCACCCAAAAGACCCTGCTGGTCTTTTCCCTCCCCGTGACGCTGTGTAGTGCACATCGAGAGGCGCATCTGTCCACTGTGGACTCAATGAGGTGACTCTCAGTGACGACAGTCGATGTTCGCCGCATCGTGAGCTCCGGCGACAGGCCCTCTACGCTGCGGATCCTCCGCGATCGCCTCGCCGAAGAGCTCGACGAGGAGCGCGCCGCGACGCATCGGCGCGAGTGCACCTGCGTCTGCGGAATGGGCGACGGCCGGGTCGTCGTGGCGATCATCAAGGAGCTTCGCGCGGTCGTCGAGGAGCTGGACGGCCTGCCTGTCGCGGAGGAGGACACGCGCCTTGACCGCATCGCTGCTGCCCGCGCCGACGATCTGGCAGCCAGGCGTTCGCGTCGGGTCGCAGACGCCACGGGTTCGTAGCTGCCCGGAGTACGCAACGACGCTCGGCGATGAGGCGGCCGACCTGATGGCCGAGGTCGGCAAGCCGCTGCTTCCATGGCAGCGCGAGTACTGCCGCGACATGCTCGGACGCCGACCGGACGGCAAGTGGTCGGCGTACGAGTCCGGGCTGTTCGTCGCACGACAGAACGGCAAGGGCGTCATCATCGAAGCCCGCGAGTTGTACTCGCTGTTCATCCTGCGGACGAAGACGATCATCCACTCGGCGCACCTGTTTGACACGTCGCGCGAAGCGTTCGAGCGATTGATGGAGATCATCGACGGCTCGGACTGGCTGACGAAGCGGGTCGACCAGGTGAACCGAGCGCACGGCAAAGAGGGCATCAAGCTGACCAAGCGCGCCGGTGGCGGGCAGCTGAAGTACAAGGCTCGCACCCTGCACGGCGCACGCGGGTTCTCTGGCGAGGACATCATCCTCGACGAGGCGTACGCGCTTGTGGCCGGACACATGGCGGCGATCTCGCCGATCCTGGCGACACTGCCGAACCCGTCGATCACCTACACGTCATCCCCGCCGGACGACAAGACCGGCCCGATGCCGGAGAACGCATTCTTGCCCTCGGTCCGCAAGAGGGGGCTGGAGGGACAGCCGCGACTGGCGTATTGGGAGTACTCGCCGCCGGAGGTGTTTGACCCGGCCAACGTGGATCTTTGGTACGCGACGAACCCAAGCCTGGGGTACCTCATCCAGGAGGAGTACCTCGCCGACCAGTACCGGATCTTCGCCTCCGCCGGCAAGGTGCAGAACTACTCGACCGAACACCTCGGTGTATGGCCGGTCGACACCTCCGCACACTGGCAGGTTCTGTCAGAGGACGACTACCTCGCTCTCCTCGACGACTCGTCGCTCGCCACGGACCCGCTCGTCTTCTCCATCGACTCGACGCCCGGCGGCGGCTACTCCTCCATCTCCGCCGCTGGCGCCCGGGCTGATGGCAACCTGCACGGCGAGGTCATCGACCACGCGCAGGGCACCGGCTGGGTGGTACCTCGCGCAGTCGAGCTTGATGCGCGGTGGAAGCCCGCCGCCTGGGTGGTGGACATCGGCGGTGCGGCCGGGTTCATGGTGCCGCAGCTGCAGGAAGCCGGCCTGAACGTCGTCACGATGACGCCGCGCCAGGTCGGGCAGGCGTTCGCCATGTTCCGTTCCGCCTCGTCCTCTGAGGAGCAGGGGGAGGTCACGGAGTCCTCTGAAGGGCTCACCGGCGCCCCGGGGGATCTACCCGAGGAGAAGTTCGCCGTCCCGAAGATCAGGATTCGGCCGGGTCGGCACGGCGCCGCTATCGCCTCCGCGGTCGAGGGCGCGACCACACGTCGGGTTGGGGACGGCACGACCTGGGACCGGCGGTCCACCGACGTCGTGATCTCGCCTCTCGTCTCCATGACCAACGCGGTCTTCGGTTTCGTGACGCGCGAGCCCGGCGAACCCGAGCAACCCTTTTTCGGTGCATGGAGATAGGCGAGGAGAACCCGTGACCGTCCTCCTCGCCGACCGCATCGCACTCCAGGCGAACGCCCTGCGCCTGCTGCCGGTCCTCCTGAGCGTCCTCATGGCCCCGTTTTTCGCCCTCGGTTGGTCGGTGGCGCGTCTGTGGCTGGCGTTCCGGTGGGTGATCGCGGCGTTCGCGGTCGGTTTCAAGGTCGGCATGGGCATCGAACCTGAGGCCAAGGCCCGTGCTGGCTGACCGCATCTCGACGGCCCTGGCCCGTCGCCCCAGTGGGCAGGTCGAGCAGCGCTTCTCGGCCGACACGTGGCTGAGTGATCTGCTCGCGCCCTCGATGGGGCAGATGGGCACCGGGTACGGCTTCGGGCTGAACATGACGTCCGCGCACATGCGGGTGACCGAGATCCTGGCCACCCTGCCGTCCTACGCAGCCGCCCTGAGGCGTTGCCCGCCGGCGTTCGCGGCCGAGATCGTGCGCGCGTTGGTGTTGTCGCAGGCCCGGTTCACGTTCCGCGGCCGCCAGTCGTCCGGGAAGCCGCGCAAGACGTTCGGCACCCGGGCGCTGGCGCCGTTGGAGACGCCGTGGCCGAAGGCGACGACCAGTCAGCTGATCAGCCGCATGGAGCTCCACGCTGGCCTGGCCGGCAACGCCTACGTCACGAACCGCACTCCCGGTCGGCTTCGGGTGCTACGGCCGGACTGGGTAGCGATCCTGTTCGGCTCTGATCAGGAGCCCGAGGACGCCGCGACGGCTCTGGACGGCGAGATCATCGGCTACGCGTACGCCAACGGTGGACTGTCGGCGCCCGGGAACGGGTCGCTGTCGGGCTGGGCGAACCGGGTACAGACATTGCTGCCGGATGAGGTGGCCCATTGGGCGCCGCTGCCCGACCCGGAGGGTGCCGAGATCGGCATGTCCTGGATCACCCCGGCCATCCGGGACATCCAGATGGATGAGGCCGCCACCGCCCACAAGATCCAGTTCTTCCGCAACGGAGCGACGCCGAACCTTGTGGTGAAGGGCATTCCGGCGGGCACTCAGAAGCAATTCGACGATCTCGTCGAGATGATGGAGGCCCGTCACGCCGGCGTCGCCAACTCGTACAAGACGCTGTACCTGACCGCCGGCGCCGACGCCACCGTGGTCGGCAACAACGCCCGCGACGCGGATCTGAAGGCGTTGCAGGGCGCGAGCGAGACCCGCATCTCGGCCCTGTCGCGGGTTCCCGCTCCGGTACTGGGCATCTCTGAAGGTCTGTCGGGCTCGTCGCTGAACGCCGGCAACTTCGGCATGGCCCGCCGGATCTTCGCCGACACGTGGATCTACCCGACGTTGCAGGATCTGGCCGCGTCGCTGGCGCCATTGATCCAGGTCCCGAACGACGCCGAGTTGTGGACCGACACCTCGGACATGCCGATCCTGCGCGAGGACGCCCGGGACGCCGCGGACATCGAGCAGGTGCGCCAGACCACGATCGTCGGCTATGTCAACGCTGGCTTCACCCCTGAAACCGCGGTGGCGGCGGTGAATGCGCAGGACGTGACGTTGTTGGTGCATTCCGGCCTGACCAGCGTCCAGCTCCAACCGCCCGGCCAGGGCGATGCGGCCCCCGACCCTCTCGCGGCGGATGCGACTCCGCCCGCGCTTCCTCCGGTGCCAGAGGGGTTCTGATGGATGCCGCTACCCGCGATCGCGTTCTGGCGCTCGCGGGCATCGTCGCGCCCCGGGTCGAAGAGCGGGGACATCCGCACCCGGGACAGCACTACACCCACGGTTGGGTGCCGGTCGCCGGTGATGCCCTGAACCTGTCCGGAAGGATTGACCTGGACCCTGGCGAATCCCTTGCGTCGTCGAGCCAGCAGGACTTCCACTTCGGCGGCGCGGCGAAAGTCGCGGTCACTGAGGTCGGCGGGCAGCGCACGGTTCGACTGGGCATTGGCGACGACGTATTCGCCCAGGACCCATGGAAGGGCGCGAACAAGGGCGCTACGGTCAAACTCACCCCAGAGCAGACCCGCCACCTCTCCGCAGCAGTGCAGGAGGCTGCGGCGAAGGCGAAGGCGGATAACGCGGCTGCTGACCGGCTCGAGGCTGAGCACGCCGCCGTCCAGCAGCAGCGCCGTGGGCTCGGTGCGGACCTGTTCCAGACGCCGGACCCGGTGAAGCAGGCCGAGCACGACCGCCTGATGGCCCATGAAGACGACCTCAGTGACCAGTTGGAAACCACGGGCGCGATCGGCCTCCGAGACGTCGCGACCATCCCGGGTCAGTGGGGAGACGTCAAGGTGTCCTACGACATCGAGGACGCCGAGCCGACCGTGCATGTCGACGTGGTGCCGCACACCCCGGCGGACGCCGACCACGCCACCGAGGGCCTGAGTCTCGAGCCGAGCGAGGTCGGCAAGTTCGTCAAACTCCTCGATTCTGCCGCCGGCGACGCCGCCCGCGCTCTGGTCGAGACCTTCGAGTCTCGCTGGGCAACGGATGTTGTCGAGGACGCCGATGGAGACGACCTCGAGGACGAGTCCGAAGACGACGACGACCTGGACGATGACGACGGGTCCGACGATGCAGAGACCGAGCCGGTCCGTTCGGCCGCCGATCGCGACCGGCTGATTCGGCTCCTGCCGCCGCTCGAGTACCGGTACCGCCAGTCCGACAACACCGGTACGGGCGGTTCGGGGTCCGGTCCTGCGCCTGCCACGAAGCAGGACCAGTCGAAGCACCCGCACGTGGCGTCGGGTCCGAAGGGTGGCCAGTTCACCTCGAAGGGCGGCGGCGAGTCGAAGGCGGCACCGAAGGCCAAGGCCGCATCGACACCATCGGTGCCGCAGCCGCCGGCGACTCCTCGGACGATGAAGCCGGGCGACTCCGGCGAGGACGTGCGCTACGCCCAGTACGCGATGTCGCTGCTGGGTTTCCACGTGAACCAGAACGGCAGCTACGACGCGCAGACCGCCGCGGCGGTGAAGGAGATCCAGTCCCGGCTGGGGATGGCGAAGCCGAACGGGCACCTGTCGGCGGCGCAGCTGCACAAGCTGCAGGACGCCGTGCGGCTCAGCCCATGCGTGGGCCAGTCGCGTTCCTTCGCTCTAGACCTGGGCGAGACCCGCGAACTCGGCGACGACGGGGAGACCCGTCACCGCTCGCTCGCTCTGCTGGGCATCCCAGTGCGCCCGCTCCCGCCGGACGACGACAACACCATCGACGACGAGACCCGCGGCATCCTCGATGCGATCTCCGAATGGGTCGAGCGTCAGGCCGATGGGGAAGAGCGCGCCCACGACGTCTCGAAGGAACTCCGCATCCCCGGCGGCAAGGGCGGTGGCCGGTGGACGAAGAACCCGATCGGTCAGGCCATCTCCGACGCCCTCGACGCGTGGGGGAAGGGCAAGGGCCCGGACGACCCGTTCACCTTCGACGGCAAGCCCATCGACCGCGAACCTCTGCGCCGTGCCGCGGTGGCGCGGGGCATCACCCTGAAGCGTGGTGCGTCCCGCGACGACATCGTGGCCGCCCTGCTGGGTGGGGTGCGGGACGAGGTCAAGACGCAGCGGGCGGAGCGGCAGAAGCGCCTCGGCTCGTCGAAGTTCTCCATCGACCACGGCGGCAAGCGCATCGACGTCGCGGTCTACACCGGCACCGACCCGAACGCGCCCACCCTGCGCGAGATCAGCAGTGCGAACCGCCCGGGCCGGGTCATCACGTCGCAGCCCGATCTGGCCGGTCTGGAACAGTGGGCGAACGACAACGGTCACACCGACGTAGCGCAGTGGGCGGCCGGGGAACGGGCCCGGAAGGAAGCGAAGAGCGCACCGAAGCCGGCGAAGGCAGCGCCGAAGGCCGCTCGTGCTCCGGTAACTCCGCCGGGCGCGACCCCGGCCGAGGTCTTGGCTGACCTCGAGAGGCGGTTGAGGGCAGTCCCAGGCGGTCGCAAGGCGGGGTTTGGCTCGCGCTCGCCCGCCGACGCCGTGGTCCTGTATCGGGACCGGTTGAACGCCGGCGAACTCCAACCCAGCGAGGTCGAAGGACTTCTACAGAGGCTGCTTTTCCAGCACAGCGACGCGGGTGGGGCCGTGGATCCTCTGTCGCAGAGACTGCTGCAGCAGTCCGGCCGCCAGTATCAGCTAAAGGACCCGCGCCTTGCGGCCGCCATCCATGACGCAATCGACGGCATTCGGGAAGGTTCGTCGAAGAAGGCTGCGTCGAAGGCCGCCAAGGCGGGAGTGCCGGCCGAGACGACCGCCAACAATCCGGTCCATGGACTGCGCGAGATCGCGACAGCGGAAACGGAGTACGGGCCAAAGTTGCGACACGTCCGTGCCGCCCTGCCCGATTCTGCGGCCGAGTTGCAGCAGATCGCGGAGGACGGCGGCTGGACCCGCGCCATCAAGGGCACCAAGGGAGGGCTCAAGGATCGCCTCGCCGAGGTGATCATCGACAACCCGTCCGGGACGGCGCCGCGCATCGCAGCCCCGCCTCCAACGCCCCGCACAGACCTGGATCGCGCGCGGGAAAGGCTCGCCAGCGTTCAGCTCCAGATCAAGACTGCCGACAATCCCGGCGGCTTCAAGTGGGAGCACCACGCGGCCGAGGCGCAGCGCCTGCGCGAAGAGGAACTACCGCAGGCTCAGGCCGAAGTGGATCGCTTGGAGCGCGAAGCGAAGGCCGCCAAGTCCGCACCGAGCGCCCCGGCGAAGGCCCCCGCGACCAAGCGGGTACCGAAGGCAGCCAAGGCAGCGCCGAAGCCAAAGTCGATGATGTCGCAGTTGACGACCGACGAGCGCCGCGTCGCCCGCCAGTCCGGCCTGCCGCCTGATCACCCGCTGGCCAAGTTGGCCGATCGGATCGACAACGCCCCGACGAGAGCCGAAGCCGAGTCGCTTGTCGCGGACCTTCATCCCGACGACCTGAAGCAGGTGGCGCGAGAGCTCAGCATCGGCATGCCAGCCGGTATGGATGCGACTGCGATGAAGGATCACGTGGTCCAGTCGGTGATCGCATTTGGCAATGCCGGTGCGCTGGATCATCTCGCCAAGAAGGCCACCCCCTCCACCCCTCACCCCGACGGTTTCCACCCCGCCTCCGCTGAGGGCGGTGGGCCTCCCATGTTCCGCCCGGGGATTGCCCCGCGCACGCCGGCGGATCCGTTCGGGGACCGTTGGAACGAAGCCCACCGCGAAGGCCTGTCCGACGCGGACTCCGCCGCGTTCGCCGAATCCGGTCTGACGCTGCACCAGTTCGTGGAGGCCAACCGGCCGAAGATCGGCGAGGCGACCGGGTTCCGCCCTGCAGTGATCCCGAGGACCCCCGCCGACCCGGACGGCAGCCGGTGGCGCCAGGCCAGCCTGGACGGGTTCTCCGACCTGTGGGCGCGGATCTTCGCCGAGTCCGGGCAGTCCTACGAGGACTGGCGCAAGACCCACGAGCCCACCGACAAGCCGCGAGGGTTCCGCCCGGCAGGTGGTGCTCGCCCAAAAGGTGAGGGCGGGGCGCCGGCCGGTACCGCTGTCGTCGGCCGCGACATCTCCCACGCGGTGGATTACGCAGCACTCCCGCCCAACTACGATCTGGCCACCAACACAGACCCAGCTTTGGCCGAGATCCGGCGCCGTCAAGGATTCGACGGCCCTCCGACCGTCGTGTCCCAGGCCGACTTCGACGCGGCCGTCAAGCGGGGCGATGTACAGGAGACCTGGCGCGCCTTCCACTCGTCGCCGTACTCGTCGATCACGACCGAGGAGATGGCCGATCAGTACCGTGCAGGAGACCTCTATGCGGGCACGGGCATCAACGGCAATGGGACCTATGTAGGGCTGCGCCAGAGCGACGTACATCTCTACGGGTCGACTCTGGCGCGGATCGGGCTCCGCAGGGACGCCCGAATCATCTCTGCAGAGGACCTCGACGCGGAGATGGATCGTTACTTCGCAACGGCGCCCGAGCAGACAGCCCAACATCGGCGCCGCGAGCAGGACCTCCTCAAGGCACTGGAACGCGCACGGTCCCCGCGGGCGCGAGCCAACGCCCGCCGAACCTACCGGGAAGACATGTACGGGCCGGATCTCCGATCGCGCCTGCTCGCGGTCCAGCGCGATCCCGGTCGGTTCGCGGCACTACGCGGTTATGACGCCATCACGATCTCAAAGGAACGGTCGCCCGACCACCACGCCGAGATGATCATTCTGAACCGCACGGCCACGATCGTCCAGGAGGCGTGATGGACGCCGCCGTTTCGCGGACTCTTGGCCGGTTCATCGCCTCGCTCAATCTCAGCCGTCAGACCGCCCAGGAGCTCGTGGGTCGGTTCGGCGACGCCGCGTCGGTCAATGACCTGCCGGAGTGGGTTCGGGAGACCGACGACGAGTCCGGCCCCACGGCCATCCGCTCCTCCGCCGACTGGGAACCTCACCGCTACACCCACGGCTGGCACCTCATCGGCGTCCGACCCGCACTGGCGGACGCGAAGAACCTCGACGAGATCGCCACGACCACCGAGAGCGAACTGGAACGAATCACCGGCCGCACCGACATACCGGTCCACTTCGACGGCCTGCACCCAGCCGTGGCCAGGGAGTACGCCGAAGGGCTCCTGCGGGCACAGGAAGCATTCCCGAAGGACCATCTCAGGTCCGTCATGACCGTCGGCCCTGGATCGTCCGGCAGGGTCCCGGCGGACCGTTTCGACCCGAACTGGTTCGCCCTCGCCGGCCTGGGCGCCGACCACGGGCACCTCATGCTCGGCACCCACCGCGCCGAACCGGAACTCCGCGCCGACATGGCAAGGAACCTGGCCGAGCACTACTCCGTGGCCGGCGACCCCACCGGCACCGCCATCCACGAGTTCGGCCACTTCCTCGCCGACGACCCGCAGACCCTGCACGACATCAACCAGGTCGTCACCGACCACGCCATGTCCGACGCGGAGGACGCGGTGCCGTACGCGATGCGTCACATCTCCGTCAACGCCGGAGCCACCCTCGACGAGCTGGGTGCCGAGGCGTTCGCCGACGTCATGCTCAACGGCACGGCCGCGAACCCGCTGTCCCACGCCATCGTCGACGCGATACGCGCCAACTACGAACGGGTCAACCCGTGACGTCCCGCCCCCCACCCCAGTGCCTGCTCTGCACCCACTTCCGCTCACCTCTGACCGGGGCGCCGGAGCAGACCTGCGACGCCTACCCCGACGGCATCCCGGACCCGATCTGGAACAACCACGCCGACCACCGCCAACCCCAGGACGGGGACCAGGGGATCACGTGGGAATCGGACCGGCCGTTCCCGGAGTGGATCCTCGACGACGCCGACGGACCAGATGCGGAGGGTCCGATGGAAGACGACGAAGAGGCGAAGGCGCGCCGGAGTCGACAGCTGGCTCTGCTCGACACCCGGACGGCCGGCCACGACGTCACGCCGGGGAATGATCGGCTTCACCATTGGTGGACCCGGGGCCCCGGGCTCAAACTCTGGATAGGTAGCCCACATCAGTTCACCACTCTGCGCGCCGAACTCGCCAAGGCAACCAAGGGAAAGTTGCCGCCAGGGGAGTTGGACCGGATGGCGGCCTCGTGGGTCCATGAGGTAACGGGCGAGTGGCCAGGCAGTGATCTCCATCGAATTCAGGAAGGTGGAAAACCCCGGGGACACAGGGTTGGTCCCGGTTAGGGGTTCTAACCCACCAGCGATATGATTCTGGTGTGCCACAACGTCTTGATTACAGCGATGGAACAAAGATCTGTCCCAAGTGTGGCGCGGTTAAGCCACTCTCGGCCTTCTACGCGACGCCCGCCGGTAGGCCGAAGGGTCGATGCAAGGCATGCTTCTCGGCGACGCGCCCGCGCTACAAACGTCAGGTAGCGCCGAGCGACATAACTTGTGCGCACTGCGGCGAGGTCTTCCGAGCCGAGAAGCGAGCGGATCAGGCAAAGTACTGCTCGCGGCGCTGTGCCCAAACAGGCTGGGAGCGCGCGCGGGGTCGTCGCCCACTCGGCATCGTCATCATCGACGGCAAAAGGCAGTGCGGTCGTTGTGACGAATGGAAGGTTATTAGTCAGTTCGCTAGCCGCAAGGACCGGCGCGGCCAGCCGGTCAGTCAGTGCCGTCAGTGCGCCGCCGCAGCGGCGAGGATTTATAACGGCGGCGACCGCGGCCGAAACAAGCGCTACGCGAACAAGTACGGCGTCACCATTGAATGGTACGAGAGCAAGCTAGCCGAACAGAAGGGCGTCTGTGCCATTTGTGGCCGGCCGCCGGACTCGGGATCCAAGATGCATCCCCGGCTCGCAATTGACCATGTTCATAGCACGGGCATCGTCCGTGGACTGCTGTGCTTCCTCTGCAATTCGGCGCTAGGGAAGTTCAAGGACGACCCGGCGCTGCTTATGAGGGCTATTGCGTACATCGACCACCACCGCCGGATCGGACCCGGCTAACAACAGCACGTAGGGCACGACGCCCCACGTAACCCCGGAAGGCGGTGCGTGGGCGATGGATGCTGTCCTCGAACGGGATCTCGGCTTCGCGGTACGGGCCTACGACTTCGAACTCCGCTCCACGGGCAGCGGCGGCCGGCGGCTCGAGGGCTACGTCGCCGTGTTCAACACCCGGTCCCGGATCCCTGACCGTGGCGGCGACTTCGAAGAGATGATCCACCCCGGTTTCGCCGACCGGTCCCTGCGCGACAACGGGTATCCGGTCCTCCAATTTGATCATGGTAAAGATCCTCGGGTCGGTACCGTGCCCATCGGCGTCTACACCGACTTCGACAAGGACTCCCGCGGCTACCACGTTCAAGCGGACCTGTTCGACAACCCGGTCGTGGAGCCCGTGCGGCAGGCCATCGCGGGCGGCGCCATCAAGGGCATGTCGTTCCGGTTCAAGGTCGCGAAGGGCGGCGACAAATGGGAACGCCGCCACGGCTCCATCGACCTGCGCCACGTCACCGACGCCGACGTCCCCGAAGCCGGCCCGGTCGTGTTCCCCGCCTATTCAGCCACCACCGTCAGCGTCCGCAGCCTCCTCGCCACCTACAGCGAAGAAGAGCGCGCCCTGATGCTCCGGGACCTGCTCGAACAAGCAGGCCTCGCCACAGACCTCACCGGGCAGCGCGGCACGCGGAGTGCCCGCGGCGGTGACAACGACGCCCAGCCCTGGGAGGGCGACACGTCGGCCAGCAGTTCCAGCTCTGACGCGCGCACCCGCCTCATGGCGATGCGCCGTGCCCCCATCGTCCTCCCGTAAAGGAAACGCAGTGGACTCCAACGATCTGCTCGAAGAGATCCGAGGCAAGAACGTCTCGGACATCACCGACGGCGTGCCCGACGAGGTGCGCAGCAAGTCCCCCGACGAGCTCCACCAGCTCATCGACATCTGCGACGCGCACCTCAAGTCGCTGCACCAGGAAGACAACGGCGAGATCCGGTCCCTCACCCCGACCGAGTCGAAGGCGTTCGACTACCTCATCCAGGTCCGCAACGCGGCCATGAAGCGCATCGAGGAGCACCGGGCCCTGTCCGAGGTCTTCGCCCGCCGCCCCAGCGCCGTCAAGACCGTCTACGCCAACCTGCGCGCTGGCATCAGCGAGAGCGCCGGCGTGGTCCGCATGACCAACGCCGAAGCCCGCGACAACGCCCTGCGCACCCTCGAGGACCGCAGCTCCTCCGCGCACCTGCGCTCCGAGGAGAAGGACCAACTCGACCGGTCCATCCGCTCCAGCACCGACATCGCCCGGCGCATCCTCGTCACCGAGACCGAGCACTACCGCAACGCCTGGCTCAAGATGGTCACCCGACCCAACGGCGCGATGTACCTCGACGACGAGGAACGCCACGCCATGCAGGTCTGGGACGAGTACCGGACCATGTCGGAGGGCACCACCACCGCCGGCGGCTTCGGCATCCCGGTGTTCATCGACCCGTCGATCATCATGACCGCGCAGGGCTCCGGGAACCCGTTCCTGCAGATCGCCCGCCAGGTCGACGTCAACACCAACGCGTGGAAGGGCGTCAACTCGGCCGGTGTCTCCTGGTCGTTCGACGCCGAGAACGTCGAGGTCTCCGACGACTCCCCGACCCTGGCCCAGCCCACGGTCAACGTGTTCATGGCCCGCGGCTTCATCCCGTACAGCATCGAGGTCGGCCAGGACTACCCGTCCTTCGCCTCCGAGATGTCCACCCTGCTGTCCGAGGGCTACGACGAACTGCTCGTCGACAAGTTCACCCGCGGCACCGGCACCGGCGAGCCCCAGGGCGTCCTGACCATCCTGTCGGCCACCGCTGGCAACCGGGTCGCCATCCAGACGTCCGGCTCCAACTTCGGCGCCAACGACCCGTACACCGTGTGGAAGGCCCTGGCGCAGCGGTTCCGGCGCAAGGCGTCCTGGCTGATGTCGGTCGACGTCAACAACAAGATCCGGCAGCTCGGCACGGCCAACGTGTACCACGCGGTCACGGCCACCCTGCCCGAGGGCTGGGCGGACGCCCTGTTCGCCAAGCCGGTCTACGAGTCGCCGTACATGCCCGACTCGACGACCTCGACGTCGGCCAACTCCGGGCTGGCGATCGTTGGGGACTTCAACAACTACCTTATAGCTCGCCGCGGTGGGATGTCGGTGGAATTGATCCCCCACCTTTTCAGCACCACGACGAACCTCCCATCGGGCACCAGGGGTTGGTTTGCATACAGCAGGATTGGCGGCGGTGTCGTGAACACCTCGGGATTCAAGCTGCTGGTCAACACCTGATCCGAGCGTGGTAGAGTTCTCGCAATAAGGGCGACGCCGGGGAGTTACAGCTCCCCGGCGTCTGCCGAACACCTTCCTGAGAGGTGCCCGACATGGCACACGCTAATGCCTGCTCAGTCCCCGAATGCGAGAAGCCGGCCCAGAAGGTCGGCCTGTGTCACGCGCACTACCGGCGCCAGCGCCTCGGTCAGCCGCTCGATACGCCGGTCCGCTCCTGGGGGCTCAAGGAGTCCTGCTCAATCGAGGGCTGCGACAAGGCAGCCAAGGGCCGGGGGATGTGCCCCGCCCACTACCGTCGCTGGCGTCTTGGCGAGCCCCTCGACACCCCGCTCCGTCGTCGCGGTGGCGCCGACGCAACTTGCGAGGTTGACGGCTGCGCTCGTCCTCATCTAGCCGGCGGCCTCTGCGCGATGCATCACCAACGCCTTCGCCGGGCTGGAGAGTTGGGTCCGGCCGGAGCCCTTCAAGCGCCCGCTGGTTCGGGCTATGTGAACCCGGACGGATACAAGGTCTTCGTGATCAAAGGCCTCAGCATCCTTGAGCACCGTCGCGTGATGGAAGCGATCCTCGGGCGCCCGCTCGAGCCATTCGAGAACGTTCACCACAAGAACGGCCTGCGCGCGGACAACCGGCCGGCCAATCTCGAACTCTGGTGCAAGCCTCAACCCTGCGGCCAGCGCCCCGAGGACCTTGTCGCCTGGGTGGTCGAGCACTACAGAGATCTCGTGCGAGCCGAATTGGAGAAGCCATGCCCCTGACCACGACCGACGTCCCGGACCCGACCAAGAAGACCACCCCCGACCCGGAGCCCGCCAAGGCCACCCCGCCGAAGCCCGAGCCCAAGGCCGAGGCCCCGAAGAAGACCGGCCTGGACGACGCGGCCCTGTCGTCCGATCCGCTGGTGCAGAAGTTGATGTGGGACCGCGGCCACCGCCTCGGCTCCAAGGATGACCGCGGCGTCGCCCTGATCGACGACGAACTCCGCAAGCTCGGTTTCGACCTCTAGTCCCCGTCCCACCCGCGAGCCCCGGAGCCTTCTGGCCCGGGGCTTTCGCATGCCCCGGAATGGAGTCGCCATGCAGCCCAACGGAGAAGCGTGCCCGGTCTGCCGCCGGCTGGATGGCGGCCACGACAAGGCCATGCACGACATGGTCGACAAGGGCGGTACGGCGTATCCGCCGCCGAAGATCCGATGAGGAGCAACCATCCATGATTCCTGTTGTCTACGCCATGGGTACCGAGACCGTGGGCATGCCGGACGGTTCGTCGGTGCCGGTGTCGAAGGGTTCGCACTGGCCGGCCGCTGATCCGGTGGTGCTGAGGCGTCCGGGCCTGTTCTCGGAGGACGCCCGGTACGGGCTGCTGTACACGGTGGCGCCACCCGGCTACGACGTCGACCTGAACGAGGTCGAGGAGACCACGGCCAACCCGGGCGAGAAGCGCAGTGCCCGCCGTGGCTAGCCGCGCGCCTGGCCTCGTCGTCCGCGCAACTGATGGCGTGGCATTCCTCCACGCTGGCGCGACGGTGCTCGACGTCGCAGAGTCCGGTCTGTTGCAGATCTTCGACCCTGGCAACGACTGGGTGGCGACCTACGCGCCGGGCCAGTGGATCAGCGTCATCGCGCAGGACACCCCCGTCGAGGAACACCGCTAGACCAACCAATCCCCTGCGGCCGGACTTCTTGGATGGTTGGCCGGCCGCAGGTTCAACCATCCGTTAACCATCCACAAGGGATTGCCATGTCACGCATCGTGGGTAAGAAGTTCATCGAAGCCCTGCTGGAGTCGGGCGTCATCACCAGAGACGAGTTCGTGCGCCGTGTCGTCATCGACGTTTCGTACGACGACGCAGTCGTCATGCACGTCGAGCGCTACGGCGATTCGCGGCTGCTCGAGGTCATCCCCGCCTTGACGGGCGTGGAGATCCGGCGCGAGGCCCCGGTCGCCTGGACCTGTCCGTGTCATCCAAACGCCCACTGGGGATTCTTCGCCGACTATGCCGGGTGTCCGATCAGCGATCTGTACTACGCCGATCCGGCATCAACAACATATGGCACGCAATATGCCGACGTCGCGGCGCTGGAATCCGCACACCCGGGCGTGAGGCCGGTTCGATGACGCAGCCTGAGCCGATCGAGGACGATCCGTCCGGCGCTGTGGCTGTCGCCTTCGTGCACAACGGCGACGAGGTCGCCTACTCGTTCTTCCACTCCTACGTGCAGCTGATCCACTACGACGCGGCGAACGAGGGCCGCACGTGGCGTGGTGGGGAGTTCTCCATCCGCGCCGGCACGGATGGCCTGGCCGCCGCCCGGAACACCGCCGTGGCGGGCTTCCTGGCCGAGGCGAAGGCCGAGTGGTTCTGCTGGTTCGACACGGACATGGGCTTCGCGCCGGAGACCGTGGACCTGCTGCTGCAGGCCGCCGACCCCATCGAACGGCCCATCATGGGCGGTCTGTGCTTCGCGAACCGCGAGGTCGAGAACGACGGCATGGGCGGCCGGATCGCACTCGCGGCGCCGGTCATCATGGACTGGAAGACGGTCGACGGGGAGCAGGGTTTCGACACCCGCTGGAACTATGCCCAGAACGCGATCGTCCGCTGCGACGGTGTGGGTTCGGCGTGCGTGCTGATCCACCGCAGCGTGTTCGAGCGCATCCAGGCCGAGTTCGGGCCGAGCTGGTACTCCCGGGCGCGCAACCCGTCCACGAACCAGCTCATCTCCGAGGACCTGTCGTTCTGTGTGCGGGCGAACGCGCTGGAGATCCCGATCCACGTCCACACCGGCGTGAAGACGACCCACGCGAAGCGGATCTGGCTGTCGGAGGAGCACTACTGGCAGCAGCGGTCGCTGAACGCCGCCCCGTCAACGGCGGAGGGCGCTCCGATCCCGGTGGCCGCTCCGACGTGGACGGTGCCCCGGTACGCGATCATCCCGACGCACAACCGGCCGGCCCGGCTGTTGGCGTTGGTGGTGTCGCTGGGCGCACAGTGCGACCACATCGTCATCGTGGACAACGCATCCACCCCGCCGGTGAACCAGCAGCACCTGCAGGCGTCGGTGCCGGAGCACTGCCGGGTCGAGGTGATCCGCGACGAGGAGCAGCCGCCGAACCTCAGCCGGATCTGGAACGTCATGTTCGACCGTTGCGCCGAGCACAAGGCCGAGCAGCGACACCGGCCGGACTGCTCGCTGGTCACGACGCACCACCTCACGTGCACCTGCGGCGCCTACGGCAAGGCATGGGACGTCGCGGTCTTCAACGACGACTCGGTGGTCCCAGCCGGCTGGTACAACACCGTCGCGACGGCCCTCCGCGAGCACGAGACGGCTGCGGTGGCCCACACCGGTGACCGGCCGATCCGCGAGCCGTACCTGCTGACCAACTTCGACTTCCCTCGACACCAGCGGATGGCGCCGCACGCCTTCGTGGTTCGTGGCGAGCTGCGACTGCATTCAGATGAGTCAATGGCATGGTGGTACTTTGACGACGACTTCAGCCGTCAGGCCATCCAGGCCGGCGGCGTGCTCGGCGTCCCCGGCCCGGTCGTCATCAACTCGGCAGCCAACACGTCCACGGTCGGCGCCCTGCGGGAGCAGACCGAGAAGGACCGCGCCGCCTTCGAGGCGAAGTGGGCGGGCGAGCTATGAGCTTCAAGTGGGCGTTCCCCTTCTTGCCGACGCTGATGTTCGTCTACCCGCCACCCCATGAGGAGGCCGGGCGCTACCTCCGCGTCGCTGGTGTCCTCATCCTCACGGCGGTCCTGCTCCTGATCGTCCGCCCATGGGAGCGGTCGGAGCGTGCCTCGTGATCGGCTACGGGGCCTGCGTCGGATCCTGGGAGAAGCTGCGCCGCAACGTCATCCCCCGCATCGGGAACTCCCCGCTACTGGGCCTGTCCGGCCAGAGCGCACTGACCGAGGCGTACAACACGATCCTCGACGCGTTCGCCGGCCGCGACCTCGACGCCGTGGTCCTGCTACACGACGACCTGGAGATCATCGACGCGGACGCCGAGGCCAAGTTCCTCGCCGCGCTGACTGACGATGTGGCGCTGGTCGGGGTGTGCGGCGGGAAGGACGACAAGTCGCTCGCGTGGTGGAACTCGGAGACCGTCGGCCACCAGATGACCGACTCCGGGATGATCGACTTCGGGCCGCGCACCGGTGATGTGGCGTTCATCGAGGGCTCGATCATGGTGTTCTCGCCGTGGGCGGTGCAGCACCTTCGCTTCGACCAGCGGTACCCCGGGTTCCTGGGCTACGACGACATCTGCCTCACCGCGCGGCAGATGGGCAAACGGGTCACCGTGGCCGACGTCGACACCCATCACCACTCCACGATCGGCTTCAAGTCTCCGGCCATCGCCGTCGCCTGGGACGTGGCGGAAGAGATCTTCCAGGAGAAGTGGTGGGGCCGGTGAAGCGCACCACGTGCTCCGCGTGCGGCTGCGGGGACCTGGACCAGTTCCTCGACCTCGGCCTGTCGCCGATCGCCGACGCCTACACCGCGACCGCCGACGAGGTGTCACCCACGTACCCGCTGCAGGTGGCGGTGTGCGCGAAATGCCGACTCGTGCAGCTGCTCGAGGTCGTGGACCACGAGACGCTGTTCGGCACCGGCTACAGCTTCTACTCCTCGGCCTCGGCGCCGCTGTCGGCGTACCAGGCCGCCTACGCCCGCGACGTCCTCGCCCGCCACGGCGACCTCGCGGCCCGGGGGCTGGTGGAGGTCGGCTGCAACGATGGCGACCTCCTGCGCCACTTCGACCCGAAGACGTCCCTTGGCGTCGACCCGTCCGGCGGCCCGGCCAAGGCGGCGGCGGAGCGCGGGTGCGAGGTGTTGGTCCGGCCGTTCGGCCTGGCCGCGGCGCACGAGATCCGCGACCGCCGAGGCCGTCAGGGCGTTGTCATCGCCAACCACGTCCTCGCCCACGTCGCAGACGTCGCGGACGTGCTGGCGGGCATCTCAGCCCTGCTCGCCGACGACGGCATCGCGATGGTCGAGGTGCAGTACCTGCCCGACCTGTTGGTGAACAACGCGTTCGACCTCGTCTACCACGAGCACCGCAACTTCTTCTCGCTGTCGAGCCTGGAGCAGGCCGCCGGCCGGCACGACCTGTACATCGCCGACGCGGAACTCACCGACCGGCAGGGCGGCTCGCTGCGGGTGACGCTGCGCCGCTTCCATGCCGGTGCGCGTCGTATCCGCGTCGAGCCGGTGGTGGACAGGATCCGGGCCTCGGAGACGTGGCTGGACAGCCCGGGCGCGTACGAGGGCATGCAGGGCCGGGCGGAGCGCATCCGGACCCGGCTGCAGGATCTGGTCCGCGGCGACATGGCGGTCTACGGCGCCCCGGCGAAGCTGACGACGCTGGTGTCGTTCTGCGGGTTCGACGTCGAGCACCTCCACTGGTGTGTGGACTCGACCCCGGCGAAGCAGGGGCGGTTCGTGCCCGGCACGCACATCGAGATCTACCCGCCGGGCGAACCGGACGTGCCGCGGGACGGATTCCTGCTGGCCGCATGGAACTATGCCGGGCCGATCACGGCAGCGAATCCCGGCAACCGCTGGGTGGTCCCCTTCCCTGCGCCGGCCGTCTGGTGAAAGCGCTCATCCTCGGCATCTCGGGCCAGGACGGCTCCTACCTCGCCGAGCAGCTGACCGCCGCCGGCCACCTCGTGTGCGGGATGGTGCGCCGGCCCACCACGGCGCGGAACCTGATCCAGGGCGACCTCCTCGATCAGGCGTCGCTTGAGGCGGCGCTGTTGTGGTCACGGCCCGACGTGGTGTTCAACCTTGCCGCGGTCACCGCACCGGGCGGGGCGTGGGGTACGACCCAGCCGCCGCTGTTGGCCGACGTGACCGGGCTGGGTGTGGTGCGGCTCCTCGACGCCATGGTGGCAGTGGCGCCGCACGCCCGGCTGCTGCACGCCTCCAGCTCGGCCATCTACAACCCGAACCGGTACGGCCTGTACGGGGCGGCGAAGGTGTTCGCCCACCAGGCCGTGGCTGGCTACCGCGCCCGACTCCATTGCTCGAACGCGATCCTGTTCAGCCACACGTCACCACGGCAGGACGGCCGGTTCCTGGCCCCGCGGATCTGCTCGACGCTGAAGCGCATCAAGGGCGGCAGCGACGAGAAGCTGGTCCTCGGCGATGTGGAGTCGCGCCGGGACTGGGGTTACGCGCCGGACTATATGGCCCGGCTGATTGCGATGGCCGACGAGAAGCCCGGCGACTATGAGGTTGCGACGGGGATTCAGCACTCGGTGCGAGAGCTCGTCGAGACCGCGCTGAAGCAACTGGACCTCGACTGGGACGTGGTGCGGATTGACCCAGCGGCGCCGAAGGTTCCCGATGAGTGGCGGGTCGGCGGCCAGCCTATGCCGACCAGCTTCGACGACATGATCGGGTACATGGTCGCGTGAGCATCACCGTAGTGATTCCGACGATCGAGGGTCGCTACGACAAGCTCGAGCGCGCGGTCGCCTCGGTGCAAGCCCAGACCCTGGCTCCGAAGCTGATCGACGTTCAACTCGACCGCGACCGCGAAGGCGCCGGCGCGACACGTAACCGGGCACTGGAGCGGGTCGACACAGAGTGGGTCGCGTTCCTCGACGACGACGACGAACTTAAGCCGAACCACCTGAAGGCGTGCGCCCGGTACGCCGCGCTGTCCGGGGTGGATGTGGTCTACCCCTGGTTCGACTGCGTGGGCGGCGAGGACCCGATCGGCTGCTTCGGGGTGCCGTTCTCGGCGGCGTTCCTGCGCCGGCGCAACTACATCCCGGTGACCGTCCTGGCCCGCACCGAACTGGTCCGGGCCGTGGGCGGGTTCCGCGACCACCCGGACGAGAAGGGCGACCCCTGCGAGGACTGGGGGCTGTGGCTGGCCCTCCTCGACGCGGGAGCGACGTTCGGCCACGTTCCGCAACGCACGTGGATCTGGCATATGGGCAACGGCACGAGGGGCAGGGGTCATGGCTGACGGCTGGGGTACTGCCGGCGCCGCAACGGCGCTGGACGCGGCGGCTGCGGCGTACCCGTGGGTGAAGCTGCATGTCGGCTCACCTGGTGCCGCCGGTACGTCGAACCCGGCCACGGAGACGACCCGCAAGCAGGCCACCTGGAACGCCACCTCGGCCGGGGTGGTGTCGAACAACGGCGCGCTGTCCTGGACGAACGTTGCCGGCTCGGAGACGTACACCCACTTCACCGCCTGGTCCGCCTCAACGAACGGCTCGTTCGGCTTCTCCGGCGCGGTCACCGCATCAGCTGTGACGGCGGGGAACAACTTCTCCGTCGGCAGCGGGGCTCTGACCGCGAGCGTCGCGCTGGCGAGCTGATGACGACCGAGTTCTTCAGCTTCGGCACGCCGGGAACGCTGAACGCCAACGACGGCAGCACCTTGTACGTGATGGGCGACCACTGGACGCCCTCGATCGACGGTTCCTGGACCGGGGTCGGCTGGTACGTCCCAGCCACCCTGTCGGGCGACAACCACTACATCCTGGCCTACCAGGACGGCGACACCGACACCCCGCGGAAGTCCAAACTGATCAGCCCGGTCGCCGGCGGCGGGTTCCAGCAGTTCCTGTTCACCACCCCGCTCGCGGTCGCGGCCGGCACCTCGTACCGGGCGTGCGTGCTGACCAACCACTACGTCTTCACCAGTGGCTACACGTTCCCGCACACCGACGGGCACCTCACCACCGACGGCTTCTTCATCAAGGTCACGCTTGCGGATGAAGCGAAGTACCCCGACGGCGCCAGCGCGCTGAACTTCCACGTCAGCCCGATCGTGGACTTCGCCGCTCCGACCATCACCGGCACCGCCTCCGCGGTCCTTGGGGCACTCGTTGGCGCGGCAACGGGCATCGGCACGGTCACCGGCACCGCCTCGGCCGACCTGGGGTTCCTGTCCGCCAACGCCATGGTCTCCCCGGCCAGGGGCAACAGTCCGCGCATCACCTCGACCAGCAGCGGTGAGCGCATCACCTCGACCAGTGGGGGAGGCCGTCTGTGACCACCCGCGACCTCGGCGACCGGGTAGAGATCCGCTACCAGGTCCAGCCCGACGGCGTGCTCACCGACGCCACGGTGGCCCTGGTCGTCACCGACCCGGCCGGGACCACCAGCAACCCGACCATCACACACACCTCGACCGGCGTGTACGACGCGGCGTTCACACTGGCGTCGGCCGGCGTGTGGTTCTGGGCATGGACCTCGTCGGGTGCGGTTGTCGATGTCGAGACCGGTTCGCTGCTGGCATCGAACCCGGGCCCACCGACCTACGCCACTCTGTCGGAGCTGAAGGCGTACCTGGGGATCACCGACACCGCCGAAGACCCGCAACTGCAGGATTCGCTGATCACCGCCTCGCGCGGGATCGAGCACATCTGCGGCCGCCGGTTCTGGCCCGACCAGGCCGCGACAGCCCGGCTGTTCAGCCCGCGCGACGCCGATGTGGTCAACGTGGACGACTTCTATACCTCGACCGGTCTCGTGGTGGCGGTCGACGACGCCGGCGATGGCACCTACACCCGCACGCTGGCCTCCACGGACTACGTTCTGGAGCCGTTCAACGGCGTCAACGACGGCGAACCGGGCTGGCCGTACTACCGCCTCGGTGCCACCACGGGGACTTGGCCGTGCAGCCGGTCGCGCCGTCCCACGGTGCAGGTGACCGCGAAGTGGGGCTGGGCGGCGGTCCCCGGGCCGATCAAGCAAGCCTGCGTCTACCTGGCAGAGGAGACCTTCAAGATGAAGGGCTCGCCGTTCGGGGTCGCGGCGACGGACCAGTTCGGGCCGATCCGGATGCGGAACAACCCGAAGGTCATGTCGATGCTCGCCCCGTATCAGGACAGCGTGGTGATGATGGCGTGACCGACATCCTCGCCGTCGTGAACGCCGTCACCGCGGCCATCACCACCAACCTCGCTGGCGACGTCCTGGCGTCCCGGACCTACGCGTTCTCGCCGGACTCTCTCAACCCGCCCACGGCGGTTGTGGTGCCGGGCCCGGGGACGTTCCTGACCTACGACGACACCTTCGACGGCACCGGTAACTTCGCCGTCGTCGTGAAGATCCTCAACGGGTCGCAGGACTCCGGGTCATCCCAGAAGCTGCTGCTGGGCTACATGGCCAAGACGGGCGCCACGTCCATCCGGGCCGCGATCCTCGCCGATCCCAAACTCGGGGGGATCTGCTCGTACATGCAGATCCCATCGGCGGAGAACTACGGCGACGTCGAGTGGGCCGGCCAGCAGTACCTCGGCTTCGAACTCCCGGTCGGGGTGTTCGGATGAGGTGGCTCGTCGTCCAGCCCGGACCGGCCTACTCAGTGCACGACCTGTTCGTCGGCTGGGTTGAGGCGCTCCGCAACGCCGGCCAGGACGTCCACACCTACAACCTCGACGAGCGACTGGCGTTCTACTCGAACGCGATGAAGCAGGTCGACGAGGGCGTCTTCCAGCACCTGCTGACCTCGGATCAGTCCTACGAGCTCGCGGTTAACGGGCTGTACGCCGCGCTGTACAAGACGCGGCCGGACATCCTGTTCGTGGTGTCCGGATTCTTCGTCCCGGCGCAGCTGCTCGACCGCGCTCGCCGATCCGGCACCCGGGTTGTGTTGCTGCACACGGAGAGTCCATACGAAGACGAGCGGATGCTCGCCACAGCTCCGTTCGTGGACCTGCTCCTCGTCGACGACCCCACCAACATCGAGGCGTTTCAGGCCATCACCACGACGGCGTACGTGCCGAAGGGCTACCGACCTTCCCTGCACCACCCCGGCCCGGCCGTGGAGGCGCTGCGGTCGGATCTGGCGTTCGTGGGCACCGGATACGAGTCGCGGATCCGGTTCTTCGAGGACATGGAACTCGACGGCCTGGATGTCCTGTTGGCCGGCAACTGGCAGCAGCTCGAAGAGTCTTCGCCGCTGCACCGGTACGTGGCGACGGACCCGGAAGAGTGCCTGCCCAACGAGAAGACCACCGACGTGTACCGGTCGGCGAAGGTCGGGATCAACCTGTACCGCCGCGAGGCGCAGCGCCCGGAACTGTCGCAGGGCTGGTCGATGGGGCCTCGCGAACTTGAAATGGCCGCTGTCGGCCTGCCGTTCGCCCGCGACCCGCGCGGCGAAGGCGACGAGCTGCTGCCGATGCTGCCGACCTTCACCAGCCCGGCCGAGGCCACGGACATCGTGCGCTGGTTCCTCGCCCACGACGACGAACGGGCCAAGGCCGGTGCCCTGGCCCGCGAGGCCGTCGCGGACAGAACGTTCGACTCGTACGCAGCGGTCCTGCTGCGACTGCTCAATGGATAGGGAGTAAGACAAATGGGCCGCATCGCGGGCAGAAACGCAGTGATCTACTTCGGGGCCACCACGTCGGCTCAGGCTTCGCCGATGGCGTTCGCGGCGAGTTATGCCCTGAACTTCCAGACCACGAAGATCGACGTGACGGCGTTCCTGGACCGCGGCAAGGTATCGCTGTCCGGTCTGCCGGCCCAGTCCGGAACCATGAACGGGTTCTACGACGATGCCACCGCGCAGACGTACACCGCCGCGGTGGATGGGTTGGCGCGCAAGCTGTACATCTACCCGTCGTCGCTGACCACCAGCCAGTACTTCTTCGGCACCGTGATCGCGGACTACAACCAGGACGCCGCGGTGGATGGTGCGACAACGTTCTCGGCCAGCTTCGAGGCGGCCTCGGCGGACGGCATCCAGAAGGTCGGCTGATGCCGGTCAGCCTGTCCGGGCTGTCCGGGGCCGAGTTGCGATACGTGGCGGGCAAGCTCCGCAAGGCCGCGGCGCGTGACCTGACCCGCGAACTCCGCAAAGGCCAGCGGGCCGCGTTCCGGCCGCTACAGAAGGAGATCAAGGCCGAGGCGTTGGCCACTCTCCCGAAGGCCGGCGGCTACAACGTCACCATGTCGAAGGCCGTGAAGGTCACCGTTACCACCGGCACCGGTAGGAAGGCGCTGACGGCCAGGATCTACGCCACCGGCAAGGCCGATGCCCGCGACGTCCGCGCGGTGAACGACGGCATCCTGCGGCACCCGTTGTTCGGGAACCGCAAGAAGTGGCACACCACAAAGGTCCGGGCCGGGTTCGTGGACCGGCCCATCGACCGATTGTCCGACCAGGTCCTGAAGGCGTCCGCGGATGCGGCCCAGCGGGTCCTCGAGTCCATAGCAAGGGGATGACGTGCCGCACCTGAGACTGGGCGACGCCGATCGGGAACGCCTGGGGGCGCCGGAGGAGTTGCCGATCGACCTGGACCGACTCTCCAACCGGGAAGCCATCCAACTCCGGGTCCTGGGCTACAACACGCCACGGTTGTTCCGGCGGGCGCTGACGGCGAGGGGTCTCGACGAGGACGGCAACGAAGTCCGCGGCAGTGCTGAGGACCTGAAGCTGATCCATGACGGCGGCAAGGTCGTCGACTTCGAGGTCGACTATGAGGCCTGGACCGCGTTCGTGTGGTTGGCCCTACGTCGCTCCGGAGTCGATGTGGAAGCGAAGACGCTCGAGTTCGACATCGAGGAGTGCGCCTACGTCGGCGATCCGGAGCCGGAGCTCCCAAAAGAGAGCCCCGAAGCGGAGGACCCCGAGGCCTCGGCGACCTGACCGACGACGACCTAGAGGAGTTGCGCGACCTCCCGGCCGAGATCGACGCCTACCGCGTGCCGTTTCTGCGCTACTTCCCGGGCCTGTCGTGGCGGGACCCGGATGACATGCCCTTCGAACTGTGGGATGCCTGCCGCCGCACCGTGGACCAGATCGAGGGGCGGTGAGTCGTGCCTTCGGTTAGAGACCTCATCCTGAACCTTGAGGAGCGCAAGTCCGGCAACGCGCTGACAGAGGCTGCTAACGACCTCGAAAAGCTGAGCCGCGGCGTCGACGCCTCCGATGACAAGATGAAGCGTTTCACCAGCGACACCGAACGCGTCAACAAAGAGATCGAGAAAAGCACCACCAGAATCAAGGAACTTCATACCGAGGTCGCCAGGACCGGCGATTCCGGTTTGTTCGGAGATATCAGGAAAGAAGAATCAAGGCTCAAGAGCCTCAAGAAGACTCTCGATGCGTTGGCGCCCGAGATCGAACAGTCCGCGACGACGCTTGGCATGAGCGCCGGTACGGGCATGTCCAAGGGCATCGCCGGTGCGCTCGGCGACGTGCCCTGGGGGCCGATCCTGATCGGCGGTCTGGTGGAGGCGGCCCTGATCGCAGCCCCGCTTCTGGGCGGCATCATCGCCGGTGCTGTGACCGGGCTCGCAGGCGTCGGCGGTATCGCCGGTGGCATCGTCGCCGCGATCAAGGATGAACGGGTCCGGTCCGCGGCCTCGGCGTTTGGCAACAGCATCAGCAGTGAGTTCTTCAGCTCCGGCGGCGCGTTTGTTACGCCGATCGTCCGTTCGTTGGGCATCCTGCAGAAGTCGTTCCAGGGCCTCGATCTCCAGGGCAGTTTTGCCCGGGCCGCTCCCTATGTGACGGTGCTCGCGCAGGGCCTCGGCGACATGGCCACGAAGTTCATGCCCGGTTTCAACAAGGCCCTCGACCGGGCAGGCCCGTTCATCAAGGCCACCGCGGTCGGACTGGGCGAGATCGGCAATGCGCTGGGCGGATTCCTGGATGACTCGTCCAGGTCGAAGGGCGCCCTGCAGGGTCTGGAGTTGGGCTTCAACCTGATCTCCGGGACCATCGCCGCCACCGGAAAGATCATCGAGTGGTTGTCGGACCGGCTCCACGACTTCAACGTCGGGATCGAGAACGTCTCCGGGTTCCTGACCGGCCTGACTGATGCCATCGGCCTGCCGTCGGCGAAGCTACACGACTTCACCAACGGCATGCACATGTTCAACGAGCAGACCCCTAAGGCCGGCCACTTCATCGACACGTTTGGCGACTCCCTCCACCGCGCCTCCCAGCAGGTGGCAAACATGGACGCCGCCATGAAGACCATGAACGACGAGTTCGACGAGTGGATCAACAAGTCGCTGGGCGTCAGCAACGCAGCCATTGCAATCGCCCAAGACTTCGCGGATCTCGGTAACGCCGGGACAAAGGGCTGGAACCTGAGCACGCAGGCCGGACGCGATCACCAGAGGATGGTCAACGACACGATCGCCGATCTCCAGCGCCAACGCGATGCCGCCATCGCGGCAGGGGACGGGTCGAAGGCTTCCGTTGACGCCGCCAACAAGTCCTATCAGGACCAACTCGATCGTCTGAAGAAGATCGCGATCGGTCTCGGCGCAACGAAGGCGCAAGTCGACGCCCTTGCTGGCGACTACAACGTCAACGTGTTCTACCACCTGCACTCCGAGGGCTACGCCCCGCCCGGTCTGGCGGCTGAGATCAAGTCCGTCGTCAAGAAGCGGGCGACGGGTGGCCCCGTTATGGCCGGCCAGCCCTACATCGTCGGCGACGGCGGGCGCCCGGAGCTGTTCGTGCCGTCCTCCAACGGCCGCATCGAGCCGAGAGTGCCCACTGGCACCTCGGGCGGCGGCATGAACCTCACCCTCAACCTCGGCGGCGCCCCGACGGGCGCTCTCGACGGGATGTTCGTCCAGTGGCTGATGCAGGCCCTCACCGCGGCGATCCGGCAACAGGGCGGCCAACTTTCCGTGCTCGGCCTCAAGGCCGCCTGACCAAGGAGCGTCATGCCTTACATCTCGTGGAACGGCCCTGCCCCGACAACGGCCGCGCAGGCCAGCGTCGCGGTCGCCAACGGCGTCAAGACAATGCTCCAACTGTCCACGCCATCGAGCCGGCAGATGCAGATCATCGCCTGGGGCTACACCATCGACGTGGCGCCAGCCGGCATCGGCACGGTCGAACTGCTGCAGACCGACGTCGCGGCCACTGTCACCGCGCACGTCGGATCCGGTCTGATCAACCTGGATCCGAACGGCACCTCCTCGCTGCTGACCCTCGGTACCGCGAACAGCGGCTACACCGCCTCGAGCGAGGGCACCACCACGGCGTCGCGGGTATTCGGCACCCGCAAGATCCCAGTCACCGCGGGCTCCAGCGACCTGAGTTTCGACTATGAGTTCATGCCGGACGCCCGACCGATCGTGGCCGTGTCGAAGTTCCTGCGGGTGCGCACCACGTTCACGGCCACCACGCCCACCATGTGCTGCTACGTGGTCTGGAACGAGATCTAGGCCGTGCCGGTCGCGATCGCCCCGCTGGTCGCCGGCTGGAAGCTGGGGCACCGGAACACGTCCGCCCCCAACATGGGCACCGTCGATCCGGTACCCACCCCCACCTTCCCGACGACCCGCCTCGCGTTCCAGGTGCAGATCGCGCTCGACGCCGACCCGAGCGCGAACCCGGACAGCTGGAACTGGACCGACATCACCCGGTACGTGTTCCTCAACCCGGGCATCAACATCACCCGCGGCCGGCAGAACGAACAGACCAGCGCCACACCGTCACGCTGCACGCTGACGCTGCGCAACTTCGACATGGACGACCCCAGCCTTGTCGGGCTGTTCTCGCCGCGTAATCCGAACGGCCCCTACTACGGCCACTTCGGACGCAACACACCACTGCGGGTGGACGTTGACCCCGGCACGGGCTGGTCGCGTCGGTTCACGGGGTTCGTGTCGAACTGGCCGCCACAGTGGGACATCACCGGTCGGGTCAAGTTCCTGCAGATCCAGGCCGACGGCATCCTGCGCAGACTGGGGCAGGCCACCACGCCGCTGAAGTCGACGCTCAACCGCGCCATCACAGCCGGGACGGACGTGGTCGCGTACTGGCCGATGGAGGAGGGCAGCAACTCCACCCAGTTCGCGTCGGGGATCGGTGGTGCCCCCATGGCCTCGGGTGGGGCCATCTCGTACGCGGCGGACTCCGGCGCAGCCGGATCATCGGCCATGCCCCAGTTCGGGCCGGACGCGTTCGCGTCCGGCAGCTACGCCACCGCGACCACGGTGACGCAGTGGCGGGTGGCGTTCGTCGCGGGTATCACCACCAAGCCCGCGGTGACCGTGACGTTGGCCGAGTTTTCCACCACTGGCACCGCCGTCCGGTGGGTGCTGCAACTGATCTCGAACTCGCCATCCGCCGGCCTCACCACGTTGAAATGGTCCGCGTACAACGCTGCCGGCACCGAACTGTTGGGCATGGTCGGCACATCGTTTGTGGATGCTGCCGTGTACGGGGTGCCGTACCTATTCCAGATGGGTGTCGTACCGTCAGCCACGCCCGGTTCGGTCGACTGGGCCAACCAACTGCAGCCCGCCAACGTTGCCAGTTCCAGCGGAAACACGGGCACGTTCGTTGGGACGGTCGGGTATCCCACCACGATTGCGCACCGGCCCGACGCCAACGCCGCGGATACGACCTTCGCGCACGCGACGATCGCCGTCAACGGTGGTTTCGCAAGCGCCCTTCTGGCGAGCCTCGGTGTTTCACTCCTGGCCATTGGCGGTCACGACGCGGAGCCCACAGAGTTTCGGTTCCTCCGCCTCTGCCAGGAGGAGGGGTTGACGCGGGCACTTTCGCCCAGCAGTGGTACTAGCTTTGCCCTGACCATGGGCCCCCAGCCCCTCGCCGATTTCCTCACCTGCTTGCGCGAGGTCGAGACCGTCAACAACGGGGTCATCGCGGAGCGCCTCGACGGCCGAATCGCGTTGTACCTCCACGAGGCGTTCGAGAATCAGGCCGTTGACCTCACCATCGACTGCGACCTCGGCCAGGTCACCCCGCCGTTCGAGCCCGTCGAAGACGACCAGCAGACCCGAAACGATGTCACCGTCAGCCGCTCGAGCGGCGGATCATTCTCTCGTCAGTTCGATCAGACCGGCCCGATGGGTATCGACACCATCGGGCGTTACGACGAGTCGATCACGGCGAATGTGGCCGCGGACGCCGCCCTCGTCCAGCAGGCCGCCTACCGGCTCGTTCACGGCACCGTCGACGAAGCGCGCTATCCGCAGATCGCGCTGAACCTGGCCCGCAGCCCGGAACTCATCACCGCGTGGCTGGCGTGCGACATCGGCGCCCGCCTCAACGTCCTGAACACCCCGATCGACGACGGCCCGGATGTGGTCGACCAGGTCATCCAGGGCTACACGGAACATCTCGACCCGTTCCTATGGACTGCCCAACTGAACTGCACCCCGTTCTCGCCTCACCGCGTCTTCCGATTGGCCAGCGCCGCGGCGGACGCCAACGAGTTCCTCGGCTACCTCCTCCCGGCGACGTGCGTGCTCGCCGAGGACCTGGACACCACGGAGACCGGTGTGGACATCACCAGCGACACCCTGTGGTCCACCGACCCTGACGACTGGAGTCCGGCCGTGAAAGTCACCGTGGGTGGCGAGGACATGCTCGTCTCCGCAGTCTCGGGCGCGAGCAATCCGCAGACGCTGACCGTGACCCGGTCGGTGAATGGGATCGTCCGAACCCACAGCACCAACGACGTCCTCGAGTTCACCGATCCTGGCGTGCTGGGGCTCTGATGGGATTCACCACCATCCCGCCGGTCGGCAAGTTCCGCGCCGCGATCCTTTCGTCGCTCATCACCGAGGTCCGGGTGGTCCCGGCGACGAAGAGCGCCGACCAGACGATCATCTCCAACTCGACGCTGCAGAACGACACCGAGCTGGCCGTCGCAGTGGCCGCGAGCACGAACTATGACTTCAAACTGGTCCTGCTCTACAACTCGGGTGTCACACCGGACCTGAAGTTCGGCTGGACGTACCCGGCCAGTACGACGATGCGGTACAGCATGCAGGGCTACACCGGCGGTGTGGTGCAGAGTTTCCGGATCATCGAGACGGATGTGGTGGCCCTCGACGGCAACGCCTCCAGCCTTTCGTGCGTGTGCGAGGGCACCGTGTTTGTCGGGGCGACCGCCGGAACCTTGCAACTGCAGTGGGCGCAGAACACCTTGACGGCGAGCAACAGTTCGGTCCTGCTCGGCTCGTCGCTGCGCCTGTGGAAGGTCGCGTGATGCAGCCAGACGACGCGCAGACGTTGCGCCGGGACCTGAACAGGACCAGACAGACGGCGCTGCGGGCCCTCACCGCCGTAGCGGCGGTGAACGCCAAGACCCAACGTCAGGGCGTCACCATCACTGGTCCATTCGCGGTCGGCAACACCGACGTGACGATCACCTGGCCCAACCCGTGGCCGGACGCCGGGTACGGGGTGTACGTGTCGATCACCTCGGGGACCGCGGCGCTGGGGTCCCTGTCCGCGACGTTGAAGGCCGGGACGAAGACCGCGAACGACTGTGTGATCACCGTGGCCAATACCGGGGCGTCGGCGGTGGGAACGTTCGGCCTGGATGTGTTGGGGGTGCGGGCATGAGCGAGGTCGTCGACTACGCGTTCACCACCGTCAACGAACGGGCGTTGGCCGCCGCGGGCAAGGTCGCCGCCGGCCGGTACGTCGGGCCCGGGTCGGCGGCCAAGCACCTCACCCGCGACGAGGTGGCGCGGCTGCACGCGGCCGGGCTGTCCATCTGGCTCAACGTGGAGGGCGCCGCCGGTGACGCCGCCGCCGGCTGGTCGTTGGGCATCTCCCACGCCGGCCAGGCCGAGAACGCCAGGATCGCCCTCGGCGCCCCGGCGGTGCCGCTGTACTTCGCTGTCGACTTCGACGTCAGCCCCGGGCAGTGGCCCAGCGTCCGGCAGTACCTGCGCGGCGCCGCGACCGTGGTCGGGTTCCGGCGGGTCGGTGTGTACGGCGGTGTCAACGCGGTCACGTGGGCTGACCGGGACGCCTGCGCGGCCTGGTTCTTCCAGACGTACGCCTGGTCCGGGGGTCGCTGGTTCCCGGGCAACCACCTCGAGCAGTACCACAACGGTGTCGCGTTGGCCGGCGGCACCGTCGACCTGGGCCGGGCCAAGCAGGCCAACTATGGCCAGTGGGCGCCGGCCGGGACCCCTACCCCTGCGGAGGACGACATGCTCAAGTTCGTGCGGGTCAGCGACGGCTCAACACCGGGCGCGGTGTGGCTCACCAACGGTGTCAGCCGGTATCACATCCCGGACCCGGGCGCGTACGCGATCGCGCTGAAGACGTGGGGTCAGACCACTTCCGATGTGGTCTCGATCCGCGAGGCCGAACTGCCCGCCTACGGTGCGGACATCTCGGCCACCGGTCCGGGTGGATCCGGTCCCTCGACGGGGCAGATCGCTGACGCCGTGGTCGACGAGATGCACAACCGCCTGGCCAACTGAAGCCGTGGACGACCCCGACGCGGTGTCGCTGCGGGAGCACCTCACCGCCCTGATCAACGAGATGAACCTCCGCTTCGACGCGGCGATCTCGGCGCAGGACAAGGCCGTCCAGATCGCCATGATCGCCTCGGAGAAGGCGGTCGTGAAGGCCGAGATCGCCGCCGAGAAACGGTTCGAGAGCGTCAACGAGTTCCGCGGCCAGCTCGCCGACCAGGCGGCTACGTTCATGCCCCGCCTCGAGGCGGAGCAGCGGCTACTCCAACTGGCAGACAAGATCGACGACTTGAAGGGGTCCTCCCGGCAGGGCGCCCACGCCCTCTGGGGGTACATCGCCGCAGCCGCGGCCGTCGCCGTGGCCGTGATCGCCCTGATCCTGAGGTAACACCCCTGCGACCCCGGACCCCGGCCGCAGGCAGCACCAGCCCGAGCGGGTGACCCATGAGCAGCCTTCAGTCCTGGGCCACGACGATCATCGTTGTTGGCGGAGCGGTCGCCCTCATCTGGAAGGTCCTCCGCACTATGTGGCAGAAAGCCCGCAAAGAGGCCGCCGACCTGATCACCACTCTGCAGGCGACCAGCGCCGACTTCCTCTCCGTGAAGGCCGAGGTCCTCGCCGCCCGGGCCGACGTCGCTGCGATGCGGGTCGAGATGGCCCAACTCACCGAGACAGTTGACGAACACATCACCTGGCACAACCAGCCCGGCGGCCGCCCGGCCAAGGTGGTCCCGCCTCAGTCCAACGGGCCTCGGCCCGGGCGCCGACCGTAGGAGGAAACTGTGGCCATCTCGACCCAGTCGCGCCACCCGTGGCGGGCCACCCTGCGCACCGCCGTGGCCGTAGGGGTGGGGCTGCTGCCGTTGCTGCCGGAGATCCTCGGCGGCCTGCACCTGGACACCTACGCCATCGGCGGGCAGGTGCTCGGTATCGCCGCCGGCATCACCCGCCTGCTGGCCGACCCGCGGGTCGAGGTGCTGTTGCACCAGTACGCGCCGTGGCTCGCCGCCCAGCCGGTGCCGGTCGCGCCGTCGCAGTTCTTCGACCCGACCCCCGTCCCACCCGACATCGCGCCTCCGGTCCCCGGGCGTTACACCATAATGACGCCGCCCCCGAAGGAGTGACATGATCGCCATACTCGCCGCCATCGTCTTCGCGCTCGCGTTCCTGCTGCAGCTGTTCGGCACCGACACCGGCAAGGTCAGCCTGTTGTTCCTCGGGCTGTTCCTGCTGGCCCTGCACTTCGTCTGGTCCCCGGGCGTGCCGTGGCGGCGGCAGCCGTGAGCGACTTCGTCTGGACCTGACACGCCGCCCTACCGGCAATGTCGGCTGGGCGACAGAGTTCGTGATTATGGTGTAACCCGAAGATCGCCCACCAAGTCCACATGCCCGGGTCGGTACCGCCGACGCACGTGCTTGTGGATCGGCGGCCGAGCGCGTGAGTGCCCCGTGGCTTACCCCCGGAGCCACGATGATCCGCCGTCTCGCTGCCGCCCTGACCGTGGCAGCTTCTCTTCTCGTCGCAGCACCAGCCCACGCGGCGACCACGGCTCCCCCCGCCGAGGTCGCCGCGTTTCCTGTCTCCCAGAACTTGGATTTGGCCGTCTCGAGCCCAAGCTTGGCCGCCCAAACTGGGCCGACCACCTACGTGGTGCAGCGCGGCGACACCCTGACCCGCATCGCCGACAGGTCCTGCGGCAACCCAGCGGCGTACCGGTCCATCGGGGCGGCGTCGGGCATCGCCAACTTTGACCTGATCTACCCCGGCCAGCGCCTGCGCCTGGTCTGCTCCGGCGCTGTCACCGCCCCCAAAGCCGCCCCCAAACTGCGCGCCCAGACCGCCTCAGTGGCCGTCTCCGGCGCTGCGAGCGGTGCGGTGTCCTTCGCCCTGGCCCAGGTCGGCAAACGCTACGTGTGGGGCACGGCCGGCCCGTCCAGCTTCGACTGTTCCGGGCTCGTGATGGCAGCGTTCGCGCGCATCGGAATCCGGCTGCCGCACCAGTCCGGTGGCATCGCCCACTATGGCCGGCCGGTGTCCGGCGCGCTGCAGCCCGGCGACGTCCTGTTCCTGTCCGGCCGCGGCGGCGTCTACCACGTCCTGCTGTACGCGGGCGGCGGCCAGGTCGTCGAGGCTGCCAGTCCCGGACAGGGCGTCATCAAGCACGCCATCTACCCCTACTCGTTCGCGCGTCGGCTTGTCTGAGCGCAGAGAGGTCCCACCGATGTCCGCCCCAGCTCGGCCCAAGACCCCGGCCGCGCGTATCGCCTTCTTCGGCATGATCGCCGCCGTCCTGACGCTACCCGTGGCCGCAGTCGCCATGACCACCTCCGCCAACGCCACCGCCGGCCTGGACCCGATCCAGGTCGCGCAGGCCCAGTTGTCCAACTGCCAACTCCTGGCCGCGCACTCCACGTCCTCGGCGCAGCGGACCCGCGCCCAGCAGTGCGTCACCGACCAGCAGCGGATCCTCGTCCTGCTGCAACCCCAAGTAACACCAAGTGCGACGACATCCGCTGCGCCGACGCCCTCCGTGACGCCAAGTCCCACGGTCGCGCCGACGACTCCGCCTGCGACGACTCCGCCGCCCACCACGGTGCCGCCGACGACCACCCCGCCCACCACGCCGCCGGCGCAGACCACCAACTGCTTGCCGAAGCCCTCCGCGTGCGGGTTCCCGGACGCCACCAACACCGGCGTGCCCGCCAACTGGGCGCCGATCCGGACGGTCCAGGGGGACATGTCCGTCACCACCGCCGGGGGCACCCTGGACGGCTGGGATATCCACGGGTGCCTCACGGTCACCGCGGCGAATGTGACGATTCGCAACTCCCGGGTGACCTGCACGTCCGGCGGCTGGGCGGTGAACGCGCGCGGGGCCGGGCTGTTGCTTGACCACATCGCGGTTTCCTGCGGCGGGACCCACGGTGACGGCATCGTCGGTGTCACCTTCACCGCGGTCGCGGTCGACGTGTCCGGGTGCGAGGACGGCATTTACATGGACAACTCCAGCCCCTGCCCGGTCGTGCGCGACTCGTACGTGCACGACCCGTTCCACGCCACCGGCGCCCACACGGATGTCCTCCAGGTGGCCGGCGGGGCCTGCGGGACGTTCACCCACAACACGCTGACCAACAACGACCCGCAGGGCTCCAGCGTCATCTCGGCCGACACCACCGACGTCCACGACGTCCTGGTCACCGGCAACCTCATGGCCGGCGGCGGGTACTCCATGCGCTGCCCCGATCCGGGCCACGGCACCAACGTGCAGGTGCTCGACAACCGGTTCTCGATGACCTGGGTCCAGTACGCCGTGTGGAACGGTTGCGGTGACGAGGCCAAGGTCTCGGGCAACGTCGACGACATCACCGGGAAGGCGATCTGATGGGCGGGGACTTCATGGGCGAGGGCTGACAAGACCGCAAACGCAAAAGGGGCCGACGGCTTCGGGATCTCTCCCGGGCCGTCGGCCCCTTTCGTCTGTGTGCGCGATGCGGATGGAGCGAACGGGAGACCCGGCTAGAGCCTCCCGTTCACCCTCACCGTACCGAGCGGCTAGCCGGACCGTCGGTCCGACCGCCTACCTCATCACTGCCCCGCCTGTGTCACCAGGAACGGCTTCCCGTTCAACACACGCGCGGCGGCCTCGCTGCGAGCCCGGTCGGCAGCCTCCCGGAACTTCCTGCCCGCTGCCTCGAGGGCCAGATCCTCCGGGGCCACGACCCGCGCTGCGGCTGGGGCCTCAGTCGCCTCGGCGATCTCGGACCGCAGCACCCGAACCTTGCGCGTCACCTCGATCAGCGACAGGGTGGCGACCATCATCACGCCGTCCACGATGACCGGGTACGCATACGCGACCCAACCGGCGTAGCCGATGTGGTGAATGAACTCCATCTGCTGCTGGTACGAGATGCCGAACGCAAGTCCGGCCACTGCGACCGAACCACCGATACGACCGAAGGTCACCAGCCGCGACGTGGCCGGGATCCGGGCGATCAGCTCGATGCAGAGGAACAGGAAGATCGGCGGGGTACCACCGATCGAGCGCGCCACGATTCCGCCGGGCGCGTGCATCACGTTCAGGGTGACGGTCACGCTCACGAGCGTCACGGTCACGACCGTCACGAAGATCCACAGGCGGTGGAAGTGACGAAGCTCAGCTTGGATCTTGGACATAACCCCTCCCAGGGAGGTCGCAACTGCACGGTGCAGCTGGCCCCGCGGCCGCTGCTCTTTCGTGCGATCCCGGCGCTGCGGAGCTGGGCTCAACGCGCTGCACGGGGTGTAGGTGGGGGGATGCGCTCCCCCCGGGCGATCACGGATGTCGCTCCGACTCGGCTATCCAGCTATGGCGGAATCCCTCTCAGCAGGTCCTCGGCGCTGATTCCCTGAGCCACCTGTCACGGCAGTGGCCCACCTTCGCCCGATACCGCGGCGTCCGGCGTCGATCGCAGCTCGACGGCTGGGCTGGCATTGCTGCGTGAGCGGCAGGGCTTCGACCCCCTGCCGCCCTTGCTACCGCCAGAGCGTCCGGACCAGGTTCGCGAACGTCTCCACCATGTGCTGCATGCCGGCGATGAAGTCGTCGCTGGGGCTGGTCTCGGCGGCTTTCGCCGACTCGACCTCGCTCTGCAGGATGGCGAGTGCGTGCTCGAACTTGGCGGTCATCTCGTTGGGTTGCATGGTGGCCTCCTCGGCCTCGGCGCCCTCGTGTGGGCGCGGAAGAGAACCCGCCGGGATTTGCACCCGTGCGCGGTCAGGTCTTACGCCTCGGTGGTCGATACGGCTGCCTGGCCTAGCTGCTTGCTGGTCCGTGGCCCCCGGCGCCGGTCGCGGCTAGCGCGGTGTCGTCTGCTCGGGGGCGGGTGGTGCTCCGTCTTGTTGCGGCGGGTCCAGTTGTCAAGGGTGGTGCTCGCTGCTTGTACCTACAGTCTAGCAGATCACGTAGCTACACGCAAGCGTCAACGTAGAGACAGGAAGCCGGCGGGCGTATTGTGGGCTCATGGCTACCGCGACCCCCCGGCAGATCCGGGTACCCGACGACCTCTGGGAAGCATTCGACGAGGCGACCTTCGCCATGGGCACCGACCGGTCGAAGGCCCTCGTGGCGTTCATGCGCCGGTACGTGGCGGCGGTATCCATCCCCCGAACGGCCGACGGCGATCAAGCGGAGGACCCGCCAAGCTCTGGCGTGTGACTCAGCCGCCGATCGTCCCGGGACCGTACGACCCGTCGCAGGGGTGGGAGCCCACGGCACCGCAGCCGCCCGTTCCACCTGGGTACTACCCGCCACACTCGGCGCCACCAGTCCAGCCCGTGCCACCGCCGCAGGTCATCTACGTTCAGGCGCCTGGAGCTACGAGCCGCGAGGTGTCCAGCGGCATTGTCGACGCTGGGATGACGTGGATCTACGTCCTGCTGGCGATCTTCGTCGGCATACCGGCGACCTGCTGCCTGGGGTGGTTCTTCATCTACGGCGTGGGCAAGATCTTCGGCTGATCGGGCACCATCCGGTGCGTCGCGGACCCCGTCGTGTGGTCCGCGACCATATGCGGGCAGGCCCCCAGGTAGCAGACGTTTTCGGCCCCGCTGAGTTGGATGAACAACACGGCGAACAGCGCCATCCAGACGGCCTGGCACGGATACCACCACGCGAAGCGACGCACCGGCATGGCTACCGCTGCAACCAAGCGGCCCACAGGCCGGCCACACCCAAGGCGATCATCCAGACACCGCGAAACGCCAGTTGGATCCGGCGCCCGGTGCTGAACCCGGCCTTGCGCGGCTGGGCCGCGTTGCGGCGGCGGATGTAGTCGTTGACGAAGCCGCTCACCGGAGCACCAGTACCGCCACGACGACCAGCGCCGCGGCAGCGACCAGGCCGATCAGCTTCCACATGCCTCTGACCACACCGGCGAATACGGCGTCATCGTCCTGAGTCATCGATCCTCCTCGGCGGGGCGCCGGTCATCCGACACCCCGCCTCTCATCGAGGGGAGTCCCCCGGCGCAGGCGGACACTGAAGGCTCCTTTCCCGCACCGGGGGTTGCCGGGCGCGACCCGCCCGCCCATTTCTGGGTGAGCCCCCGCCGCGCCCGGCGGTGTCCCGTGGTGTCTAGCCGGGGACCGCTCAAGCTTTACTAGCAAAGTTAGTATTGTCAAGGTTGCTCTTGAAGGTGGGGAGGTGATCGTGATGGGATCGGCTGGTCTAGCCGGGAGTAACACCATGTCAGAGCCGTTCTATCGGCAAATCATGACCGACATCCGGGCGCGGATCGCCTCGGGCGAGTGGCCGCCCGGCTCGGCTCTGCCCTCAACCCGGGAGCTGGTGGACTTCTACCGGGCCACGCTCGACTCGCCCGGCCTCACCCAGTCCACGGTCCGGCACGCCATCTCGCTGCTGATCGAGGTGGGCGAGTTGCGCGGCCAGCAGGGGCTTGGGGTCTATGTGCCCGGCGGGCCACCTGACTGACAAAGTTGGTGAACCTACCGCACCGAGCCCCTATCGTCTAGGTGACTGTCTGGCCACTCAGCGTGGGATGATCGGATGGCGCAGTCTCCGGGAGATGGGCGTACAACTGGCATCTTCAGCGTCCTTTTCTGGAGGTGTATGACCCGTGAACGAGTCCGGGCACGGCCCGACAGTCCCATGGCCCGACCGCTTGCTGCTGTTGGTCCTGTTCGTATCCGTGATCGTCGCCGCGGCCTACGTGGCCATCGTGGCCGACGGGGGACCGGTGCTCCCGCAGCCGCTCAACTCGCTGGTGTTCGTGGTTCTCGCGACGACGATCATCAGCGCCGTGATCCTGCGGGTGCGGGATCAGATCATCCAGCACATCGACCGGTCCTACGCCCGACGTGCTGAATCGGCGCAGACCGAGATCACCCGGGATCTGACCCGGGCCCGGGTGGTTGCGTCGGTCCCGGCGGTGGTCGGCCTGGACTCCCGGGTCGTTGAGATGGGTAATCGGATCTCCCGGCGCATGACCGAGGGCTCCGAAGGCTAGTCAGTACAGAACCGCAGGTCGGGGTCTGGCCCCTGCTCACACCTGCGGCGGAACCACCAGCCCGTGCGCCACTGATGCGCCAAGAGGTCTGAACACCCCCGGCCAGCGGGGGACGTCAGGCCAAAGTCAACTACAGAGAACCGCAGGTCAGGCGCCG